AGGTGCGGAGGCCCATACGAAAGCGCGGCCTTCGTTGAAGTGATCCCGGAAGTCGGCCATGTCGGACAGCGCGAAGGTATGGGTAACGGGCATGAATTGCGCCGACAGCGAAGCACCGGAACGTTCAATCCGCTGCCCCCGGAAATGTCCGCGCCGGGTGACAGCCGGGAACTTCTCTATCCGTTCCGCCGCCCATACCGGGTTATAATCCGGCACAACTCCACCAGGAATGACAAGGCGCGGGCCGATATCGAGATAAACCGTGCCATGGTGTTCCTTCGCCGCACGCGCGGCCGAACCTACAACGCCGAAGAACTGATGCGGCAGATCTTGTTTGCCGTCCGCGTTCACGGTTGCCGCGTGATCGCAATCGATCCGGTCAACGAAATCGAGCACCAGCCGGATCGTGGCGAAAGCAAAACCGACTACATGGGCCGGTTTATCATGAACCTTAAGCGCGTCGCAGATGACTACGGCCTTCTGATCATCGTTGCTGCGCATCCGGCCAAAGCTGGCGTCGAGAAGCGTAGCAACGAGGAATACGTTTACACGCTCAATGACGGTGCTGATACCGCCCATTGGGGCAACAAAGCCGACATCGGTCTATGCGTTTGGCGGCTGCTCAAAGGCCCGACCATGCTGCACGTCGAGAAGCTGAAAGTGCACGAGGTCAACGGCAAGCCGGTGCTGGCGGAAATGATTTTGAACCCAGCGCTTGGACGGTTTGACGTGACGCGGCTCGGCTATGACATCCTTGGAGATAACTCATGAGCACTTGGACGCACATCGGCGAAGCGGCCGCAAAAGTGCTTGCTGCCATTGCAGACCGCAGCAAGCAGATGGCAGGCAAAAAATGAAAACACTAGCCGCGATCATCCTAGCGCTATCGACCGAGGTGAACTACTGATGGACCCTTCAGACGCAGACCTGCTTGCCGAGGCAGAACTTTGAATTTTGGGATGCAAGTGAATGGTCCTTAGAACAACACAAAAACAGTTATGCTTGGTGGCTTTTAAATTGTAATACTAAAGTTGATTGCAGTAGGATTAATTCATTTATGGTTTAAGGAAATACCGGAAAGCTATGTAAAGGCCGGGAAAGACCTGACACCGGAAAAATGGCGGGAATTTGTGATAAAAGATAATGTTGGCTTTGGTGAATGGGAATTTGAAGATTTAGTTAAAAATTGGGATACGGATTTATTAAGTGAATGGGGTTTGGATTTGCCTGAAAAGAAATTGGATGAAAATGGTAATTATGAAAAGGAAGAAAATATTTACGATACACCCATGCAATTAATTCCAGAAAAGGAATATATTTTAATCATTTGTGAAAAAGATGAATTTGAACAAGCAAGGGAACATTTTAAATGTGGTTTTGTTAAAAAAAATAATGGCGCAAAAGATATTATTGTGAAGTCAAGGACAATAAGTTATAAACAATATGTTGATAGCAATACCGAGCAAAAGCAGACCATTTAAAAGTAAAAGTAAGGATTTATTGAAATCTGCTTTTTTATTTGTGCCTGAAAATCAATTTGAATTATATAAAAAAATATATGACGAAGTGATTGCAGTACCAAACGAAGTGAAAGGAATAACGCAAACAAGAAATTGGATTTTAAAGAATAATAAAAATGAAAATATAGTTTTTGTTGATGACGATTTTAAAAAAGGCGGTTTATGGATTGATAAACAAGGTGGCGGGAGAAGTTTTATAAATATTTCAAATGAAAGTATTTGGTTAAATGAGTTTGAAAAACTATTTGAATTAACCGATTCAATGAATTATAAAATTTGGGGACTTAAAACCGAATCAAGCAAAATAAGTCAACATGACGAAAAACCATTTTTATTCAAAACCTACATAACTGCATCCTGCATGGGAATTATAAATGATTCAGAATTTTATTTCGATGAAACATTTAAAGTTAAAGAAGATTATGAAATCGGATTAAGGTCAATTGAAACACATGGCGGGGTTATTGGAGCTCGTTATATTGGATGGGAAAATGAACACTGGGGAACAAATGGCGGATGTGGTGATTATCGTACCGATATGATGGAAAGAGATTGCATAAATAGGTTAATTAAAAAATATCCAAAATATGTGAAATCCGTAAAAAGAAAAAATAGCCAATATTGTATTCAATTAAATTTTTGAATTATGGCATATAACCGCACCCACATATTAGAACAGGCAAAGGAAGCGATAACGAAAAACAATCTTTTTTTTATCGAAGATATTGTTGCGTTTATTCCATGTTCAAAGCCGACATTTTATGAATTTTTTCCGACTGAATCTAACGAACTTAACGACCTAAAGGAATTATTGGAACTGAATAAAATCAAAACAAAGTCAGCAATCCGGGCGAAACTATTCAAAGGAGATAAGGCAGCCGAATTACTCGCTTTGTATCGTTTAATTTGCACCAATGAAGAGCGCCAAATGTTGAATCAGCAATACATCGAACACAAAATAGAAAGCCGGAATATAACCGGAATAACTTTTGATGAATCTGAATGATTTATATCGATAACAACGGCAAACTAAATCTTTCCAAACTTCACGAAAACCAAAAAGCGTTTATAAAATCTAAATATCTTCATACTGGAATAGTCGGAGGTTATCAATCAGGTAAATCAACGGCAGCAGCAATAAAAGCAATTACCCATTTATTAAGGTTCCCGGGCGTCCCGATTGCTTATTATCTTCCAACGTTCAGGCTTTTTGATGATATGTTACTTCCAAAACTTCACGAACTGTTTGAAGATATTGAAATTAAATTCACACACAACCAGCAAAAATCAAAAATAGTAACTCCGTACGGTGAAATATGGATGAGGTCAATGGATACCCCGGATTCAATCGTTAGTTATTCGGTAGGATATTTTGATTTGAGTATTTCGCAAAGTTTATCAGTATCATAAGCCTTTGTAATTTCATCAACTGCTATCGGGACTGAATCAACAACATGAATAACTGCTGACATATTACCAATATTGAAGTCAATACCAACGTAAATATTCTCATGTGGCTTAACAGTTCTTACTTCATTATGAGTATAACGATTAAATTTATAGTAAACAGTCCCGCTCGTAAGATTTACAAATTCACCGTTTAAATAGGCTCTTAACTGGTCTTCGGTATATTGTTCGCGAAGTCCCTGAATATAACCGTCCGCAAGGTTTTCAGAATTGTCATTCGTCTTTAATCTTAGCAATACTTTATATTCGTTTTTGCGCCTTTCAAAGAAGTCATACATATATGCAAAACCTTCCGGCGTGCTGACAAAGTCTATTTGATTTGCTTCGCCAGGTTTCCTGAATGAATTACGGCTTGCAATCCTTTTCATGGCTGCATCTCGTTTGTTTGGATGAACTACATCAACCTCATCAACTATTGAATAACCAACTGAATAACTAACGATTGAATCAGGCGTATCCATTGAACGCATCCATATTTCACCATAAGGAGTTACTATTTTTGATTTTTGTTGGTTGTGTGTGAATTTAATTTCAATATCTTCAAACAGTTCGTGAAGTTTTGGAAGCAACATATCATCAAATAGCCTGAATGTTGGAAGATAATAGGCAATCGGGACGCCAGGAAACCTTAACAAGTGTGTTATTGCTTTTATTGCTGCTGCTGTTGATTTTCCGGATTGATAGCCTCCTACTATTCCAGTGTGAAGATATTTAGATTTTATGAAAGCCTTTTGGTTTTCGTGAAGTTTGGATAAATTTAATCTATTGTTTGAATCAATGTAAATCATTCTTCAAATGATATTCCGGTAATGTTTCGGCTTTCGATTTTATGTTCGATGTATTGCTGGTTCAACATTTGGCGTTCTTCATTCGTGCAAATCAACCGGTACAATGAAAGTAATTCAGCGGCTTTATCTCCTTTGAATAGTTTTGCCCTGATTGCTGATTTTGTTTTTACTTTGTTTATTTCAAGTTGCGCCTTTAGGTTGTGCATTTCTTCCGATTCAGCCGGAAACATATCATAAAAACAGCTTTTGCCACATGGTAACCATGCGACAATATCATCAACAAAAAACAGATTGTTTGCTTTTATCGCTTCTTGTGCCTGTTCATATATTTTATTGCGGTCGTATGCCATGATTAAACTGAATTGAGCGCAATGGTCGAATCGAACGCCCCCGAAGACTGGATTGTCTCCTGCTCTCCCTTGTGAGCTAATTGCGCATTTTGTTTACGTTCTTGCAAAGATACTTTTTTTCCTTTATACATACCAGCACCAAGTTCATCTATTTTTGAAAATGGTAAAATTGGAACGGTTATTTTGCAGGTTTTGTCGATTAGGTAAATGTATCTGTTTTGAAATCCAACAATCGGTTTGCAGCCTAATTCTCTAAATCCTTTCATTGATGATGCACCCGTTTCTTCTACCCATTTACCTGTTGTTTTTAGTAAATCGCATTTAACCTCTTTTACTTTAATAGGACTTGCATTTTTACCTTTTGCTGTCATTGAAGTTCCTGCAAACATTAATCCGCTTGGTGTTTGCCAAATGGTGCTATTTTTATTTATCTGTGTTAAAGCAAATCCGCTTGCCCTGTAAATAGTTCCATCACCACATTTAGTTGCATCTGAATAACTTAAAATCCATTTGATATGTGGAGCGTTCTTTTTTATAAATTTAATTGCAACCGCAATACATCTGCTTTCTGAATTTTTTGGTAAATAATCATCAAATGCCATTCTATTCAACTCCAACATTTCATTCCATAATGCACCCGAAACAAGATTAATAACTTTTGATTTATCTAATGGATTTCCAAAACTCATTACGCCATGTAATTTTTCATCTAAAAAGCATCCAAAGTGAACCATTGAAGTCATTGCAGTTCTACCGCTGTAATGATGTTTCCTTATAAACTCATTAGCAATACCAGCCGGAATTACCTTTACGATTATTTCCTTTGCTCTGCCCATTGTGAAACGATTAAATAAAGTGCGTTGCCGTTTGAGTTTTCATTTCCCATTGTTTCGGCATATTTATATTCTTCGGTCTGTTTAATGTCGCTGATTGCATTTTGAATAACCGTTGCCTGTTCGTCTGCGAGAGTGAATGTCATTTGTTGAAATGGTGCCTTATCTCCATCGGGTAAATTAAAATCAGTTCCATAGTTTTCGTCTTTTTCCCAATCCGGAAAATCAACTCCCCACTCCGTCAACTGTTCTGATTCCCATTCATTCGCCAAAGTGTCCCAATCCCATTCACCAAAGCCGACATTATCTTTTATCACAAATTCTTTCCACTGTTCCGGTGTGAGGTCTTTTCCGGCCTTTACATAGCTTTCCGGTATTTCCTTAAACCCTAAATGAATTAATGCTTTGTATCGCATATTACCGCCCTGTATGACGTTATTTTCATCAACTACAATCGGGCGAAGTTCCATCATTTGCGGGAATGTTTCCAAAGATTTTACCAGCTTCAAAAACTTATCATCTTTGATTAACCTGGGATTGTTGGGATTCGGCTTTAATGAAGATAATTTTATCATATCTGCAAATTTACAAAAATTTCAATTCAAAACAAAACCGGGGTGCGCCTGGTTGACGCAATGCCCAGGCTCCCAAAATTGAATCTAATCAGGTTGAGTTATTCAAAAAGTTGTAAGTTAGCCTGTTTAAAATATTCGGCAGCTTTCAAATTATTAGCTATCTGTTCTTCCCGATATTCTTTTATAAAAGTTACCATTGCCTTAATCATTTCGTTCTGTTCCATTACTCCAAAGTTAGTAATTTCTTTCGCCATCATTTCAGCGATAGAAAGGTGTTCTTTTTGATTTCTTGTTTTGTCAATTTCGTACATGATTTTAATTTTAAAATGTTTATAATTTCAATCTTTTCGTGTTTCGTTAAATATTACCTTTTCTTCCATTGCTTTCAATAAATCAATATTGAAGTGTTTGGCCATTGCAAATAGGACTAAAGCACAATCTGCCATTTCGAGGTTTTCATCAAATTTCAACCTGTTATAAATAGCACAATCTAATTCAGATACTTCTTCTTGAAGTTTATTCAAAAACTCTGTTTTCGTTGTTTCCGGATGGGACTGATGGATAAAGTTATGGTTTTCAAAAAAGAAGGTGAAAACGAAACTCCAATCCAGTTAAAAGATAAAAAGTTTACCAGTTACGTGCCAATGTACGAAGATGATAAGTTTCCGAGAACAGTCGAGGGATTCAATGAATATTGGGGATTTGACCCGGATTCAAGTTATGACAGGGTAACTCAATATTCGCATAATGTTTGGCAAAGATATGCCAGTCCGATATGGATGGATATTTCGCAAACTAATGTACTTCAATATACAACAGCCAGAGGCGAAAATGACGAAAAACATATTTGCCCGCTTCAACTTGATGTTATTGAAAGAGTTATTTTGCTTTATTCAAACGAAGGTGAAACTATTTTAAGTCCTTTTGGCGGCATTGGTTCAGAGGGATATAAGGCGTTGAAAATGGGCAGAAAGTCAATCAGTATTGAATTGAAACCGTCATACTATGAGATTAATAAACGCAATCACCGGGCTGCAATCGAACAAAACGGGCAATTATCATGGATATAAAAGAAATAATCGAAAGGAACTACTCAGCTACCGTTTCAAGGGGATTGATTAAGCCGGAAACAACGAAAACAGAGTTTTTGAATAAACTTCAAG